TACCCTTATCAGGTAGTGCTTTTAAAAAAGTATATTTTGATGAAACATTAGATAGAGCCGTATCTCGTTTTGTACCTGCGGACGATTTAGTTGTTCCATACAATGCTACTGATTTATATTCTGCTACAAGGGTAACACATGTATTGCGTGTTTCTGGAAATGAGATAAGGATTAATCAATCGACAGGTTTTTACAGAGATGTAGAATTACAACCTTATGAAGAAGAAGATCAAGTTAAAGATAAAGAAAGAGAATTATCAGGAGTAGAAAAAAATTCTACTGATGAAGATTATACATTATTAGAAGTACATACTAATTTAGATCTAGAAGGGTTTGAACATGTTAGTCCATTAGATGGAGAGACTACAGGTATTAAACTTCCTTACATTGTTATACTAGATTTAGAAAGTGGTGAGGTATTATCTATTCGTAGAAATTACAAAGAAGGAGATGAGTTCTATAAAAAACTTCAGTATTTTTCTCATTATAAATTTTTACCAGGTCTAGGTTTTTACGGTTTTGGATTACTACACATGATTGGTGGACTTGGAAGATCTGCTACTTCTATATTAAGACAATTAATTGATGCGGGTACTTTAGCAAACTTACCTGCTGGATTTAAAGCAAGAGGCATACGAATAAGAGATTCCGATGAACCTCTATCACCAGGAGAGTTTAGAGATATAGATGTGCCCGGAGGTGATTTAAAAAATAGTATTTTACCATTACCTTATAAAGAGCCAAGTGGCACATTAATGCAACTTTTAGGATTTGTAGTAGATGCAGGTCGTAGGTTTGCTTCTATTGCAGATATGCAAACAGGTGAGAATAAACAAAATGCAGCAGTTGGAACTACTCTTGCTTTATTAGAGCGTGGATCAAGAGTGATGTCTGCTATTCACAAAAGAATGCACTATGCACAAAAACAAGAATTTAGAATGTTAGCAAAAGTATTTGGAGAGTCTTTACCTCCTGCATATCCGTATAATGTTTTTGGCGCAGAAGCAATGATCAAACAAATGGATTTTGATGACAGAGTAGATGTAATACCTGTATCAGACCCTAACATTTTTTCTATGTCGCAAAGATTATCCCTAGCGCAAACTCAATTACAACTAGCGCAATCCAATCCTCAATTACATAATCTTTATGAAGCGTATAGAAGAATGTACCAGGCTGTTGGAGTGCAAAATATTGAGGCGATACTACCACCGCCTCAGCCTCCTCAGCCTAGTGATCCTGCAATAGAAAACGCAAGAGCGATTGCAGCGCAAAATTTACAAGCATTTCAAGAACAAGATCACGATGCACATATGGCATCTCATATAAGTTTTATGAAAACAGCTGTAGTTGCTAGTAGTCCTCAGATTTTTGCCTTGCTTTTAGCACATATTTGTGAGCATATTGCTTTTAAAGCAAGAGGTGTTGCAATGATGGAAGCTATGACAATGGCACAACAGGCACAACAAGCTGGCCAACCCGAACCTATGGTTGATGGTGAAGCAAAAGTTGCCCAGTACATATCTCAATATACTGAGGAAGTACTGGCTCTTTTTGCTCCCCCTGAACAAGGGCCAGACCCACTTGTTGCATTAAGAGAGAAAGAGTTAAACATTCAAGCGATGGACATGCAGAGAAAGTCAATGGAGTTTGATGCTAAATTAGGTTTTGAAGCAGAAAAAGAAGAAGGCAGACAAGACCTTACAAAAGAAAGAATACAGTCTTCAGAAGATATAGCTCAACTAAGAGCGCAAGTTAATCGTGAACGTTTTGAAAATAAAGGAGGCTCTTAATGGGTGATAAGACTACTAAAATAAACAGAAAAACACCTTTGAAAAAAACTAAATTGGCTAAGACTTTTGATTATGAAGGAAAACTAGATATTCCTAATCCTTATGATAAAGGAAAATTTGGTGTCAAAGGAAATGTAAAACGTATGAATGCTGAAACAAGAAAAAAATACGAGAAGGTGAAAGATCTTTTACGTGTTCTTGATTTAGAAGCGGACTTAGGAAAACAAGAAAAGTTTGATAAAGGGGGTTCTAAATCTTCAAAAAATATAAAGAAATCTGGCACTAATGAAGAGTACCAAAAAATATTTGACGATATGATGGGTAATCCTTTATCTAAAATAGATAAACTCATTAAACAAGCAAAAGAATTAAACAAACCCAAAAAAAGATTTAATCAAGGAGGAAGTAACATGGGCAAAAAGAAAATGAAAAACGGTGGTGGTATAAAAGAAGCAATATCAAATTTTTTTGGTAGTGGTACAAAGCCAGTGCTTGAACCTGGTAAAGGTGCTCGTCCAAAAGGTTCACCTGAACCAACTGTGTTTAAAAGTAAAAAAAATAAAAAACCTGATGCAAATAAAAAAACAGATAATCCTTTTAAAGCAAAAAATAAAAGTAATGCAAAAGTAGGACAAAAATTTGGATTTGAAAAAGTAAAAACAAAAAACTCTACTACAAAAAATAAAGTTTTTCCTAATACAAAAGGAAAAGATTATACAATAAAGAAAAATGATACTTTATCAGGCATAGCTAAATCACAAGGAACAACTGTTGCTGCTATTATGGCAGCTAATAAAGGTATTAAAAACCCAAATAATATTAGAGCAGGAGCAGGTTTAGTTATTCCTGGAGGTGGTAAAACTAAAGTTAAGAGTAATACTAAAACTAATAAAACTAATAAAAAAAGCAATGTTCCAACAATCTTTAAGAAAAAAAATGATAACAAAAGTCCTTTAAGTAAATTTACTAAACCAGTAGTAGTAAAATCTAGAAAATTTGGTGATGAAAGTAAAATTACAAAAAATACTGATATGAGTAAAACCAAAGTTATTAGTACGCAAAATAAAAAGAAAAATAATAAGATAAAAAATATTACAGTCACACCTAAAAAGAAAAATAATAAAATTAAAGACCAGACTTTTATTACCAATAGAAAAAAAGGTGGAGCTAAAGTAAAAATGAATAGAGGGGGAACCTTTAAAGGTATTTTTTAATGGCAGTAAGTTACAGAGGAGAAAAATTTTCTGGTTATAACAAACCAAAAAGAACTCCGGGCAAAAAGAAAAAATTTGCTGTACTTGCTAAAGTAGGTGACAAAGTAAGGTTAATAAGATATGGTGACCCAAATATGAAGATAAAAGTTAACATACCTAAGAGAAGAAAAAGCTTTAGAGCGAGACATAAATGTGATACCGCTCCTCCTGCTAAATTAACTGCAAGATATTGGAGTTGTAAAAAATGGTAAGAAAAGGTGGTATTAGATCTCAAATGTCTAAACAAATGGGTATGTCAAAAAGCAAAGCAGACGACCTTTTACAAAAAGGCAAACAAATGAACGATGCACAAGGTTTTAATAAAGGAGGAACTAGCATGGCTAAACAATTTCCAGATTTAACAGGAGACGGTCAAACAACCCAAGCAGATATTCTCAAAGGAAGAGGAGTTTTTGCTCATGGTGGTACTATGACTGTTATAATTGGAACAGATGTTTCACGTGAAACATCTAATTCTGTTGAAAAAATAACACCTGGTCCAAAAGATATAAAAGTAAATATGAATAGTAAAGTGAGAAACCAAGAAATTAAAGGTACTCCATCTGTTCAAGTAAAAGGAAGAAGATTTTCTGGAGTTTATTAATGAGTTCTATAAATTTTGCTTATTCTTTTTTAAAAAGAATACAACAAAGAATAGAATTAACAAAAGAAACTATTTTATCAGGTTCTTTTAAAACGATGGAAGATTACAAACACATAACTGGAGAGCTAAAAGGTCTTCAGTTTGCAGAAAGAGAAATAAAGGAACAATTAGAAAGCAAGGAGAACAACGATGAGTAAAACACTATATGTGCCAGAACATATTGCGAATAAAGATAAGAAAGAAAAAAAGGTTAATGTAGAACCTTTATACAGACCAAAGGATACTAAAGTTCTTGATCCTGGTTTAATTAAGAAAAATTTAAAAGAAAGACTTCCTCAACCTACAGGTTGGAGAATATTGGTAATGCCTTATATGGGTAAAGCCACTACAGACTCAGGTATTTACATTCCTGATACTGTCAGAGAGCGTGAGCAACTAGCAACAGTAGTAGCTTATGTTTTAAGAGTTGGACCTTTAGCGTATAAAGATCCAAATAAGTTTGGGCCAGAATCTACTTCTTGGTGTCAAGAAGGTCAATGGGTTTGTATTGGTCGTTACGCAGGATCTCGTTTTAAAATAGACGGCGGTGAAGTTAGAATTATTAATGATGACGAAGTAATTGCTACTATATTAGAACCAGATGATATTAAACACGTTTAAACAGAAAGAATAAAGCAACTTCATGGAGATAAAGAGACATGCAACAAGAACAAAAATTAGAACAAGAAAATATTGAACAAGAAGCGGTAGAAGTTGAATTAGAAGATAAAAAAAACGATACCGAAACACAAGAGCCTGAAGAAAAAGTAGAAACAAAAAGTAAAGATGAGTTAGAAGACTACAGTTCAGGTGTTAAAAATAGAATTGATAAACTTACTAGAAAAATGCGTGAAGAAGAGCGTCAAAAAGAAAGCGCTATTCAATTTGCCGAGAATGTTAAAAAAGAAAATGAAACTTTAAAGACTAGATTAACTAATCTTGATAAAGGATATCAAGAAGAATTTGGTTCAAGAGTCGATTCTCAGTTACAAGCGGCAAAAAGATCTTTAAAAGATGCACATGACTCAGGAGATACAGATAAAATAGTAGAAGCTCAAGAAAGTTTAGCTACTTTAACTGTTGAAAAGTCAAAATTAAAGAAACCAATTGTTAAAGAAGAGGCAGAAACACCGAATCAAGCACCAGTTTCTCCAATTCCTGCCCAACAACCTCAACAACCTGCTCAAAATGCACGTCCAGATCCAAAAGCAGAGGCTTGGGCTAACAAAAACGACTGGTTTGGGCAAGATGAAGTTATGACATATGCATCATTTGGCATTCATAGACGTTTAGTTGAGGATGAAGGGTTTGACCCCACATCAGATGAGTACTATAGTGAACTCGATAAAC